GAAGAGAGTAGAAAAAGGAGAATACCATGGAAGAAATTAAAAATATTGATATAGTAGAAAACAAGGAATTTGAAGATATAAAAGATGATAATATAATGACACTTGAAGAGTTCTTAGCGACACATACAGTTGAAAATCTTACTGCAGAGATAGTATTAAACGAAAGATTGAAAGACTTTAAATTTACAATTGGCTCTATGACAAGAGATGAGCTGGAAAGGTATCAAAAGTTATGTATCATAAGAGATAAAAAAGGAAATGTAATAAAACAGGATTCAATGAAATTCAGTGAACTTGTGATAGTAAATCACCTACTATATCCGAATTTCAAATCTGCCGAGTTTTTGGGGAAATTAGGAGTAAATACACCGGCTCAAGGTCTTTCAAAAGTGCTTAAAGTCGGAGAAATAACTGCATTATCAGAAAAAATAATGAAGTTCAACGGTTTTGATGAGGACTTTGAAGATATAAGGACTAAGGCAAAAAACTAATAAAGCAAAGTGATTATCTGACATCTATATATCGTGGAGTAATTGCCAACTACGGCTTTATACGACCAAGAGAGTTTTTAAAGATGGATGAAAAAGAGATTGCTTTGCTCGAGGCTATACTAATAGACACACAAAAAGAAATGGAGAAACTAAAAAAATAGGATGGTGTAAGGAATGGTTAATACTACATTAGGATTAAATGATAATATGACAAAGATGCTTAGAGGCATAGTAAAAACTCTCGATACAGTCATAACAACCTTACATCGCCTTGATAATGTTTCTGCATCTTCAGGTTCAAATGCCCTTTCACTGATGAGACAAGAACTAATATCAGCAAAAGTAGATATTGCTGAATTAGATGCACTAATTGACAATATGGGAGCAAATGCTCCGCCTGATCCTTTCCGTTCTTGGAAAGGGAGTTTAATGTCCTTAAATGCAGGGATACAGTTATTATCTATGGCAATAAGGCAAATAGGCAATATTGCAAACATGGCTGATGAATATGTGTCTGTAAATGCAAGGGTTGGTCTGATAAATGACGGACTACAGACACAGCATGACTTGCAAAACAAAATTCTTGAGTCAGCAAATAAAACAAGATCGTCGTATAAGGCTACAGCTGATTTGATATTTAAAATTGGACAGACTGGAGCTATAAAGGGAAATGACAATCAAATTGCATTTGCTGAAAAAGTAAATAAGATGCTAAAGCTTGGTGGCGGTACAGCAACTATGAACGAGTCGGCAATGCTGCAGTTGTCGCAATCACTGTCATCTGGAGTAATGCAAGGTGACGAGTTTAAGTCATTGATGGAAAATGCACCTGCCTTAATGCAAAACATTGCAAAAGGAATGGGTGTAACTAAGGGAGAACTCAAGAAACTTGCATCAGACGGCAAGCTAACCACTGAAACAATAATCAATGCTATAAACAAGATGGGTGGCTCAATAGATAAAGAGTTTAATAAACTGCCGAGAACATTTGGCGAAAATAAAGTCGTATTTGAAAATATGGTAGGCACTTGGCTTGCAAGACTTTCATCTACTCAGGGGGCACTCGGACAACTCAATCAAAGATTTACAGACTTTTTAAACTTTTTGTCTTCACCGCAGGGAGTACAATTTTTAGACAATATAGGCATGGCTCTTGGCATAATTACAGGAATGATACTGTTTATTTTTGACTCTATAGGCTATGGTATAGGTGTAATTAACGACTTTGGAGGAATATTTGAGGGAGTATTTGCAGGAGTAATAGTAGCAAGCTTATTAATAATTATCCCAATGTTATGGTCTATGATACAGCCAATTTTGGCACAAGCACTGGCTTGGGCTATTGTTAATGCACCAATATTATTAATAGCTTTAGCTATAGGCATACTTATAGGAGTACTAAGACATTTTGGGGTTACTTCTGGACAAGTAGTAAGTTTTGTAGGTGGGTTATTTGGTGGTTTGATAGGTTTTTTAGTTAATATTTTCCTTTATTTTTACAATTTCATAGGACAGATAGCTACATTCTTACACAATGTGTTTCACGATCCTGTTTTTGCTATCAAAAATCTTTTCTACGGTATGATTACAAATGTTATGGGTTTTTTCCAAGGACTTATAAACGGTATTATTGACGGACTTAACTTTGTGATTAGAGCTGCAAGGGCAGTAGGAGCAAGCGTTGAAGAACTGCAACATGTGGATTTTACTTCAAAAATAAAAGCACCTACTTCCAACAACAAGAATGTAAGAACTTGGGAAAATAAATATGTAGATATAGGAGAGTTCTCACAAAAAGGCTCGAAATTTGCACTGGACAAGCTGGACAATCTAAACAATGCACTTGGAAAGTTTAATATTTCAGGTGCAGGAGGTACAGGTGCAGGAGTAGGATCTGCATCATCAATGGGCGAAGGTAAAAATATAGGCGACGTTGGTAAAGTCGGCAAGGTAGGTTCTATAGAAAAAGATGTGAAGATATCTGATGAAGACATCAAGATGCTATATCAAATGGCTGTTGGCGACAGAGTAAATCAAATTAACCTTACAGTTGAAACTAAAGCACCACAGATTGTCAATAACAACAATATCAGTAGAGATGTTGATATGGATAATGTCTATGATAAGATAGCTGCAGCACTATCAAACGAAGCTAATATTTCAGTTAAACAAAGCTATTAATTTTTAGGGGTGAAAAATGTATGAAATCTATATAGGGAGCTTAAAGCTACCCCTACTTCCTGAATCATTAAAAGAAGATATAAAGCGTGATAACAAGCATTACACAATACTTGCACTTGGAGAAGTAATAAAAGCAGGAAGAACAAAACTAAGGACATGGACTATAAAAAGCACATTTTATCATGAAGATATTGATGTGACAAAAGCAAGAGACTATCTGACTTCACTTGTGAATTCAGAAAAACTATCTATAAAGCCAGTACGCTTTATCGTAAACAGATATAAAGACGACGGAACGCTTACATTTGACACCAACCGTCTTGTCTTAATAGATAGTATCAGCTTTGAAGATAAAGCAGGAGAAGTCGGAGATCTCAATTATGAAATCAAGTTAATAGAATACAAAGAGTTTGGTGGGAAGAAGCTAAAATGAGGATAAGAGTGCTTGTTATAAATAGAAAAAAGAGTGTATACGACATAAGCAACGCAATAAGCTCAAATATAAAATACACTACAACACGAGTAGGCTCAGCATCTACTGTAAGTTTTGATGTTGTAAAAAGTGGAGAGATGTCATTTCACGAAGGAGACATGGTCAAAATATTTGTAGATAAGAAGTTATACATTGTCTGCTACATCTTTGCTAAGTCAAAAAAAGAAGATGTAATATCTCTTACTTGCTATGACTTGCTTAGATATATGCAGTATAAGCAAAGCTATAACTTTACTAAAAAGACAGCTACTAAAATAATAAAGCAGGTAGCAAATGAATTTAAAATCAAGCTTGGGAACATAGCAGACACTGGCTATATCCTACCTGACAAGATTTATGAAGATAAGACCTTGCTTGATATAGTGACAGATGCACTGATGAAGACCACAGTCAAGACTAAGAAAGTATATACTCTTTTTGATGATGCTGGGAAACTGACACTAAAAGAAAGTAGTAATATGATAAGTAACTATGTACTTGGCAACAAATCACTTGCAACTACTTATACCTACAAGACAAGCATTGAAGAGTCGTATAACTATGTAAAACTTGTAAAACCAAATAAGAAGTCTGGTAAAGGTGAGACATACATAGCCTTTGACGATGATAAAGTAAAAAAATGGGGACATCTACAGTTTTACAAAAAAGTAGATGAAAACTTAAACGATGCACAAATAAGAGAGATGGCAAAAAACTATCTCAAATACTATGCACGAACTAAAAGAACACTGAAATTAGATTGTCTTGGAGTAAAAGATATACGAGCAGGCTCAATTGTACTTATTGATATACCTGCTCTTGGTGATATAGATTTGAAAAAACTACTACTTATTGAAAAATGTACACATACTTTGAGTGAAACTCAGCATACAATGAGTCTGGAGATGAATGTAATAAATGATTGAAGTAATTAGAAATATTATAGATGAACAGATGAACTCTTATGGATTATCAGATTTGGC